TCTTTATTTTCTTTTTCAGCAAGGAAATTTAATGTAATAACAAAACATACAGCAACCATTAAAGAAAGTTGAGGATTTTTATTTGCTCTATAAGCAATAAATGAAATAATTAATATTTTAAAAATTGAATTATCAAATAGTCTTTTTAAAAAATTTGGTAAATTGGGAGATGCTAAACTAGCATAAACTGATAAAATAATAGTAACTGTAGTTGCAAAATAGGGGTTAACCATCCATTGATCAAAACTATTCATTGTATTTGAGATAAATGTATTTACTTTATCCATTGTATATTATATTTATAGATAAAAATTAAAAAATTATTTTTTAAATTAATTAAATCTATAATATATATATAGTATGTTCTGTACAATAGAAGATGCATGGGGAGAAAAAAATTTTAGCGAAAAATCAATATTTCAACAATCTGATAAATCTGAAATATTTAAAGAAAAAGAACATTTCGTAATAGATAATAATGTAAAAACACCATCTAAAAAAGATATGTATAATCAATATATGGAATTAAAAGAAATGTTTGGAAATGATGATTATCAAGAACAAGAAAAAGAATCACAAGTTTGTTTAGCACTTGATAATCATTTAGCAAAATGTACACGTTGTAGATCAAAATATTTAAAACAAAATAATCAAAAATATTATCATGATAATAGTTTTAATGTACCTAACTTCAATTTACCTAATTTTAATTTAAATATTAGATCAAATAAAGATATTATTACAATATTTTTGTTTGGTTTATTAATTTTATTATTATTGCAACTATTTTCTAAATAGCTCTACTTAAATCCCATTTGATAAATAGAAGATTCGGTTCATAAAAATGTATTTGGTCTAAAATTTTTTTAAAGTTTTTGTCTTCATTTATTTTATCAATAATATAATTAACACATTCTAACATATCATAATCAGCTTCACCAATTACAAATGGTTCCATTTCAAAGAATAGAAAATTTATATCTTGACTAATAGTCATTTCGACATTTGAAATAATTTGTTTAAGTACAGTTTTATAACATTTTTTTTTATTAATTTCACGTTGTTTTTTAAGTTTTGCGAATTTATCAAGGTTTAACATAGATAAAGAATAATAATATATTATTTTTTAAGTATGATAAAAAATTTAGTTATTTCAGGTGGTGGAGTTAAAATTATAGGAGCCATAGGTGTAATTAAATATTTAGATGAAAATAATTTATTAAAATCGGTTGAAAATTTTTTTGGAACATCAGCTGGTTCTATATTATGTTTAATGTTAATTCTTAATTTTAATTCATGTGAAATTATAAAATTTATTGAAGATTTTGATTTAAATAAAATTTTTCTAGTAAATACTGATAATTTATTTACCACTTTTAATGTATGCGAAAGTATAAAATTAGAAAGAGTTATTAAATTATTTTTAAATTTTAAATTAAGTAAAGTAAATACCAAAATATCATTAAATACTGAATCTGAAAATTTTGGTATTACATCATTATCAACAGCTCAACCATCTATAGATAATTTTGAAAATATTACAATGATTGAATTATTTAAACAAACTAAAAAATATTTAAGTATTACTTCTGTTTGTTTAAATACTAGAACAGCTGTGTATATTACTCATGAAACATTTCCTAATATACCTGTATGGAAAGCTATTCTAATGTCATGTTCTATACCATTAATATTTAAACCTGTTGAATGGGAAGGTCGGTTATATGTTGATGGTGCATTAATTGATAATTTTCCATTATTTAATATTGAATCTAATCAAATTAAATATACATTAGGTATACAAACTTATCTTGATATGCAAAATGACCCTTTTTTTGAAACACCTGATGAATCAAATATATATAATTATATTGTTAATTTGATTAAAATTATTGTTGAATCTGAACCTCAAATTAAATCATATAATATTATTTCAGTTAAAATAGATGCATCTATTCTTACTAATTTTTTAAATGTTAATCTTGATAAAGATATTAAGAAAAAAATAATTAATAGTGGTTATGAGCAATCAGTTATACAATATCCACTATTGTATAAAAAAATGCATGAAATTTCATCACAAACAGATAATATATCAAGATCAAGATCAAGCACTATTTAATTTTTATATACAGCTGTATTCATATTTGATACATTTGAATTTTTTGCTAATTGTGCTAACTGTTGTGAATTTGACATATAATCTTTCATTCTTTGTTCTAATGTTTTATTATCATTAATATATTTTGGAATATTATTAATATTAAATGTTTCATCATATAAAGATTTATCTGCATACATAGAATCATATGACATATTTGATAATGTGGTATAATTACATAAAACATCATTTCCATTATAAATAGTCATATCTGATTGATCTAATACTGATGGAACATTAAAATTATTTTCCAATTCTGTTTTTTCATCAAATATTTCATTAAATTTTTTATTTATTTCATTCTGATCACAAAATTTATATAAAGATTCATGTGTCTCTTTATATATTTCTTTGAAAAAATCTTCACATTCTTGTCTTTCTTTTAACATATCTAATGTTTTTCTTTTTGCTGTTTCTTGATCAAATGTTTCTGATTTATCAATATTAGCTTTATTTTGAACATTTAATTCATTTACTTTTTTTGAAAATTCATCTATTGCAATTTTTTCAATTTTAAAGTTATTATTTTTAACTGTTTCTTTTAAATCCTCAAAATCTTTAATTTGTGAATTTGAATCATAAACACATTCATATTTTTCTTTTTGTTCTGGAGACATTAAAATTAAATATGCTAATTGAATTAATTCAAATTTTTCATTACTCGATTCATTTGAATTTTTATCAGGATGATATTTTAAAGCAAGTTTTCTATAATTCTTTTTTGCTAATTCTGGAGTAAAATCATCTCTAGAAACAAAACCTAAAATATCATATAGATTAATATTTTTAAGTAATTCAAAATCATTACTTTCCATAATTATGTTTATAATTATATAACAAATTTTTAAATATAATTTATATTTAATTATGGACAAAAAAATAACAGATGCATTTCTATTAGGTTTTATGGGAGATATTATTGGATTTGGTAATGGTATTACTGAATTTAATAATTCTAATAGATTCTCACATGATAATTTTGGTGATAAATTTGAACAAGCTGGTGCTGAATACTCAAATGAATTAGTATTTAATTTTATATATGAAGGGGGTTTTAAAACACATCCAAAGCCAGAGTTTACCGTTTCAGATGATTCAATTATGTTAGAAGCAAATGCAAAAGCATTTATAGCTTGGGGCAATAAAGATAAAACAAATATAGATTTATTGATTAATTTAATTAAGAATGAATATATTGAATTAATTAAAGAAAGATTAGATTTAGAAAAATTTGAACGTGTATATAAAGGAGGTTTAACAACTATTACATATTTAAAAAAAATAAAATCAGGAAGTGATTATAAAGATTTTTCATATGATGATAAAGCCGGCGGTTCTGGTGGATCAATGAGATCTGCAATTATAGGAGTTGTATTTAATAATAATTCCGATTTATTAAAATTAATTGAAGTATGTATTGAATCTACATGTTTAACTCATCCAAATGCAATAGCATTTTTGGGATCAATAATGGTTGCATTATTTGCTTCATATGCTATAAATGGAGTAGATCCAGTACGTTGGTGTGTAGATGCAATTGAAGTTTTAGAATCAGAAATTATAGATAATTATATAAAGACAAAAAAAGAGTCATTTGATGCATTTTATTTAAGGGATAAGAAAATATTTATAAACAAGTGGAAAGATTATATAGAAGATAGATTTGATGATTTTGATTATTCGTATAAAAAAAGTATAGTAATGAAATATCCATCACAAAGAACATTATTTTATAATAAATTTTCAGCCAGGAAAAAAGATATATATCCTGGTGCCGGAGGCGATGATTCTGTAATTATTGCATATGATTGCCTAGTTGACTCTAATGGCTCATGGGATAAAATTGTTTATTACTCTATGTTACATGTTGGTGATTCTGATACTACTGGTACGATTTGTGGATTTTTATATGGTCTTTATTATGGTATAAATAATGTTTACAATGAAATGTTAGTAAATATGATAGATCATAAAGAGGAGGCATATAATTTAGGGAAAAAAATATATGAAATACTTTAAAGCTAAATAAAATGCATTTAAATATAAAAAATTAATATAATTGAATGACAGATACAGATAGATTAATTAAAGATGCTGTGATTGATATTATTGCTATAACTACAATTTGGAGTATATTTAATAATCCATATATTGGATGTTCTCATTTTTTTAATAATAAAATAAATACTATTTCATGTCAGATAGTTATTGGATTCAGTATTTCAATATATGCAATTAAAAAATATATGTGATTTTTTAATAATCTTTAGTTTATTATAAAAAATATAAGAATTTTTGTAATAATCTTTAGTTTATTAAAAATATATATGAAATTCTTTAATAATCTTTAGTTTAAAAATTTATTATTAAAAAATTAATAATAAATTTATTTTATTTTTTTTTTCTTAATTCATAGTATATATAAATGGCAGAAACTATTGAATATAACAGTATTGTTAAATTTATTAATGACGATATTATTAATAATAAAATTAAACTAGCTCTAAGCTCACTATCTGGAGGTGCAAGTACTTATTACGCAATGACCCCTCAGCAACAAATAAATCTTGACCAGGCACAACTGAATAGAACAGAAATCATAAACCCTCCAAGAGATAGAGTCATATCACCTGGAGAAGTCTTGTACAACGATTCAAAAGTAAAACAACAAGAGCAATCAGCAGCATCATCCTCCAGAACAGCACCAGCATCCTCCAGAACAGCACCAGCATCCTCCAGAACAGGACCAGCATCAGTAACTGTTACATTTAATCAATCATCAGGTAAGATAGAAATTACTAATAACACGTCAGGAAAGCAAGTACTTGCATATTCTGTCATGATAAATATTATGGCAAATGATATTTCATATGAAATTAATAATACACTAGTTAATAGTATGACTTATATTAATAGCAAGCCAGTTGAAACTGCTCTTGTTATTGCTTATTTATCTAGTCCTAACAGAAAAATAAATACAGTATCTGGTGTTAAATCAGATGAAGGATATACATATAAATTTGAAGACGATGGATCATTAACACTTTATAGTGATAAAGAGGGTAAAAATGTAGTTGATACTATTACAGTTGCTAATAGACAATATATGTCAGGTGAAAACAAATATAAAGAAACTGCTAAAAATGCTTGTGGAGTCCTATTTGGATTTGCCGAAGGATTAACCAATAATACCTGCTCTGCACATTTCTATAATATTCTTGGTAAATCTGCTCTTGGAATGTTAAAAAATATGGGAGCATCTGTAGATACTACTAATATTGTTGATTCCCTCAAGACAGCAAATGTTGGAATTAAATATGAAATTTTAAAGAATTTAGACTGGAAAATGAAGATTTCAAATGGAAAGAAAGAAATGGTAAGTGTTGATCAATGGTTAGAAAGATTAGAAAAAGATGATAGAGATTTTATTAAGACACAAGCAGGTGAATTTAGAAAGTATTTAAATAATAATTCTAAGGTTAAAGATATTTTACAATCAATGATTGATGATATTAATAATAATTCAAGATTATTAGACGATAAATATAAAGAAGCAGTAACTACAAACACAGGAAATTTAAAGCCTTCAAAAAATAGAAAAAGATTATTAACACCATTAGACATTGCTAGATTACAATCAGAATCTTATACTAGTAATGTTCTTTTAAATCAACCATATATGGGTCTAAATGGTGTTATGTTTGCTCCAAATATGAAAAGTCCATTTCAATCTGGTGGAAGTAAAACAAAACATGAATTATCATATGATGCTATCAAACACAATTTGGAAAGTATTGGTCAAAAACTATCATCTGATACTGATAGACAAGTAATGACTAAGATTAATAAGATTAAAATTTTAGAAGAAGAGCTTGCTGCTATTCATACAAAGATTAATAATTATACTGAAATTTTAAGAAAAAATAAACAATATATCTTAAATGGTCAAGTATTAACATTTGATGTTATTGATGATTTACTCAATCAATATAATACTGGTACAAAGAAACAAACAAAAGAAATGGTAACTTTATATAGTGCTTTTGGAAAAATTAAAATGTTACTTGAAAAAGGAAATTCTGATGATGAAAATCCAAATCCAAAAAGAGAACCATATTTTAGTATTTAAATTTTAATAAATAATAAAATAATTTATTATTTAAAAAATAAAACCAGCTAATCCATTTGAAAACTTTAAAATATTCATAGTTACTGCGTAAGTTCTATAATAAATAGGTCTATTATATGAAACATTTTTATCAATAACTAAATTAATTTCAATATCATCTATTTTTGAAAAATTAGAATATCCAGATGGTTGAAATTCTTCAGGATTAATTGAAAATGAATAAATATATACACCAAGTGGTGGTGGTGAAGTATGGTATAAGAAAGGTTGTATTAAACTAAAATAATCATTTGATTGTTTTGAAAATCTTTCTTGTCCATTCATTAATAATAAAACAGATGAGATAATATCATTATCATTATCATTATTTTTAACTATATTTTTAGTATAGTTAAATTTATCTTTTATATATCCAGAGTTAATATAATTATAGACACATCTAAAAATAATTTCTTTACATGGTAATGAATAATTAATTTTAATTTTATTATTTGTATGATATAATATTTTATCATTATCAAATGTAAGTACATCAACTAAATATTCATGTGTATTTTTAGCAAAACGAATTCTTTCATCAAAATCTAAAAAAACATAATCAACTAATAAATAAGATGTACCTAATGCTAAATTAATAATTTGTGGAAAATATTTAATTTTATTAAAATATAATTTTTCAATTGAATTACTATTATCTGGAATTACATAATATGAAGGATTTATTTCTGAATTTATAGGATTTATTGTAATTATTGCTTCTGGTGTCACTTTTATATAATATAAACGTTTTAATAATGGATCAAAGCATATAAATTTAAAATAATTAGTAATATTATTCACAGTCTGATATAATATCTCTCCTTTTTCAAATAAACAAATATCCTCAGTTATAATAATATAATGTGATGGACCTATTATTAAACATTCATCTAAACTATTAAATTCAATATTAATTTTAATGTCCGTATTATAAGATGCTACTAATGGTAATGCCAAATTTGGATAACGATTAAACCAAAATATAAGAGGAACATGCAATAAATAACCCTGTTTGGAATATGTTAACTCTACAAGTTCTGGAATATTACCAATCATCTTATTTAATCCTATTTTTTTTGAAACAGGTGTTGAAATTTCATGATATATATTAAACCAATCAGAATAATGTCTATCTATGATAATTCCTCCAATTTCTAAATCAATCTGTTTAATTAATTGATAACCTATATTTTGAGTCCATGCACAACATGAAATATTTGAATTTCCAATACCTGCTTCATTCACAATATCAGTAAAACGACCGATAGGAGGAAGATTAACTACTAAATATATTTTTCCAATTAAATCTCCAATTTTAGCAATTGTAGAAGTAACTCTTGAACCAAAATCACCTTTTGTATTAAAAAATTGTGGTATTGACTCTATTGCAAAATTAGTATGTCTTTTATAAATTACTTTAAAAAATGTAATTGTAGGGTTATTTACAAAAAACATATCTTGATAACCATATGAAACTAATTGTATTATCCCTGAAGCCATAATAATTAAATTATTAATATATCTATATATATAAAATTATTTAATTATTTCACTAATTTTATTTAATATATCATTTGATTGTAATATAGTTGAATGTTCACCAATTATATTATGTATATATTCTTCAGTAATTATACCTTTATATTCTTCAGTAATTATACCTTTATATTCATTAGTAATTATTCCATCACCATCAGTATAATCAAATTTATCAAAAATATATCCATTTCTAGAAGATTTTAAATATAATTTTGAAGGAGTTTTAATCCCATATGATTTAATTATATGTAGTTTAATATTTGGATTTATT